AGGTGATGTTTGTGAGATGGTTGATATAACATAGGAGAAATAAAATGTATGTTCTAGTGCTCATAATGTTCTTTGAAGACAGGTATAAGATCAAAAGTCATGATACGTTCTTCCCAAGTCAAGTTGTTTGTCATCAGTTTGCAGCCCCACTTAAAAAAAGACTTATGGACACTAGACCTTCACCCAACTCTGATGTAAAATACTATTGTTTTGAAATCCCTAAAGAGGTTTAAATGAAATACGATCCAGTAAACAGTCCAGCACATTACAAGTTAAGTGGTGGTATAGAGTGCATTGATTATATCAAACAAGTACTAACCCTTGATCAGTTCATTGGTTACTGCCACGGTAATATGATCAAGTATCAACACAGGTACATGTACAAGGGTAACCCTGTTCAGGACATGGAGAAAGCAGAATGGTATTTAAACAAGATGCTAGAGGCAATGGAGGAAAAACACAAATGAGACCATACGAAGAAGGCATAAAGGACTTTAGGGAAGGCAACTTAGGTAATCCCCATAGACCTAATACGAAGCAGAACAGGGAGTGGGAGATGGGCTTTAACAAAGCTTACTTCCGTAACCTTGAAAGGGTTAAGTTGAATGAACAAAAACAAAAAGAGTCTTGAAGAAGAGGCCAAAAGTTACAGGCAGAAAAAGATAAAGCCACCGCTGAAAAACAAAGCACTTACTTCTCGTAGGTACTTAGCTGGTCAAGCGATGGCTGCGTTGTTATCAAGATCTCCAGGTCACATACACAGAGGAGATATAAAGCGTGAGTCATATGATTGGGCTGACTTCATGTTAGAGGATGATGATGAATAACAAAAGGGGGCTTCAAGTGGCCCCCTTAAGTTTATTGTATAGCTCTTAATTCAGCTGGAGTTTGTAGCCGTTTTATCAAATCCATTGTATTTAAATAATCTTCTAGTATATATAACTCTTCCCTAGTTAATTCAGATAACTTATCTTCTAGATTTAAATCCTTTAAAGCTTCTGTAACCTTACCCCTAGAATGTTTATCTGCAATCTCAAACTCTAGGTCTGTTGTATCATTAGGGCCAGATCTCTGTAAAGCTATAAGAGTCTTGGCCATTTTTCTTGTGGGAGCTACTACATATTTTTTCCATTGAGTTTTTTGTTGCTCTTGAGTGGCATTCCTAAACACATTACTCTCCATAAGTTCTGTAGCTTTAGGTTCAAGTATCTGAAAAAATACATCGTGATATTCACTAACAGCTTCAGGTGCCATCTCTCTAGTTTTTACAGCAGCATTTAATTTGTATTGATCTTCCCCAATAAGATTTAATACCCTTTGAGTGTTAGTTAAATTTACTCCACGTATACCTAGTATCTTTGTAGAGGAAGGATCAGTAGGTCCAGTTGCTGTTTGTACTAGCGGTGCTTTAACTTCTCTTCCAAGAAGTAAGTCTGCGATGTTATCAACGTATCTAGTTGCATCGTTAAGTATTTTTTCACCTTGATACTTATCTACAGGTCTCCCGTCTCTACCTAAAGCAATTCCAGCTAACGTATTAATAGGTTCTAGTGGCCTTGTTACAGCAGCAATTGGTTGTACTATAGTTGACCCTAAAACTTTATTAAATGCCTTCCAATAATCAGCATTATCAGGGTCAGTTAAATAATAAGCAGCCTCTGTAACATCCCTTTGACTTTTATCTAAATTCCTTAGTAATCCAGACAAGAGAAAATCATTTCTAATTCTTTCGTACAACTCTGGTGGCGGAGCTTCACCATCCATGTAGTAAGAAGCTACTCTAGCTGCAGCTTTAAACATAGAAAAAGGAAAGTCATATTGTTGATTAATAATCTTTCCTGTAAGCGGATCTATGCTTTGATACATATCAAGACCCTTGAGTCTGTTTTCTTTTTCTTGGCCAGCCATTGAAAATATAAGGCCAGCAGAAACAAAACCTCTAGTTAATAAAGCATCAGTTCTTTCTTCTTTAAACTTACCCATTGATTTCATAACCAAGTTTAAACCAATAGTATTTTTACCAGCAAAAGCCATTGTTGCATTAAAAAATCTTCCAAAAGGAACTAGCATACCTATACCAGGAAGATTTCTGGCATCTTCAATAACACCAGCAATTTGTCCTAAGTTAGTGCTGTCTTTATAGGACTTTGAAAAAATAGCATCTAAAGTATTGTCTACTGCTTCAGCTTCAATTTGTGCATAGACATCTGAAGCTAAAAACTTTTTGATTGGTTCATCACCTATAGTTTTTGATCCATAAAAATCATTCCAACCTTTACCCGTAGTAGCTCTAAGTTTTTTATCCATTTGAAAAATAAATTCAACAGACTTTGTATAGTTATCCTGAGCTTTAACTAGAGTTAAAGTTTGAACTAAGTCAATCTTATCATCTATAGCTAAACCTAAAAGTTTTTGTTCTGGTGTAAACTTACCATCTGTTACAAGCTTAGTCGTATTTTCTACACCCCCAGGGAGCATACTATTTAATCTCTGAAGTGCTTCAGAGTTTCTAGTCAGTGCTGATTGAAATGCAAGGTAGCTCATGTCAGGGTCTAGTAAAAGTTTTGCCCTCATAACATTAGATTGAAATAGTATTGCAGCTAGATCATGAGATTTTTTACCTTGCTTGGTAGCACCCACTAGTTTAGCCATAGTACCATAGCCCATGTGGACTGCAGCCAAAGATAAATCCGTAGTAGCATTTAATGCTGTATTACCGTACCAACCAATTACGTTTAATGCACTTGTAGAAGGGTTAGCTACAAGCATCCTGATCATTCTGTTTTGAGTATTTCTAATTGCATCGGTAGTGAGTCCTTCCATAACCTCTTCACCCTTAGGTTTTTTAGGTCTTTGAATCAAACCCATATCCATAGCTGAATCAATTAGATGCTTGATCTGTAGGTCACTTGCAGAAACTTTAAGTTGTTTTGCTGACTGACCAGCAACCCCAAGTGTTCTACCTACATCAGACATCTTAGCAGCAAGAACATCTCCAATATCTTTACCCGTAATTTCAGATCGTTTTAGTACTACATCTTTTGCTATACCATCTGGACCTTCGACAGTACGAGAAACTTTTATTTTTTGCCCAAGATTTTTTTCCATAGCCCTTACAAAATCTTGAGCTTCTTTATTACTAACCTTTGCAATAATATCTGACATCCAATTAGTAAAGTTATCATCTTCAAACCTTTTAGCCCAAACAAAACCACGTTCAGCTGCAATCTGAGTCATGCCTTTAAAGACGTTTTCACCCTCTTCTGTAGCTTGACCCAGCAAAAGTGTCTGAAAAAATTCTACCCCAAAGTCATCCTTAAAGTTTGCACCACCTTTAACTTTAGTTTTCCAATCTCTACCTTTAGGTACAGTGATATTATTAGTATAGTTTGCTATAGCCTCTGACAACTCAGAAAGAAAACCCTCTGCCTCTGGCTCAGGTAATTGTGTAGTGGGGGCAACAGTACCAGTAGAACCACGCCTGGCTATTAAACCTAACTGTACCCCACCCATAACTATACCACCAACCATAGCAATGCCTATTGCATAAGGATCATACTTTTCACGAACATTTACATCTATCAAGCCCTCTTGATAAAGCACTTCCATCCCAGTAGTTACTGCAGCGTCTACACCTGCAGCTATACCAGCTTCAGTTAAAGCTTTTTTAGTAGCTAATCTTTTTAAACCTTTTGTCCCAAGAAGTTCTGCTGAGTACTCTGCAATTCTAGTCTTATTAGCTTTTGCTACATCATCCATTGCAGTTATAAATTTACCTCTACCTACATTAGACATTTTTTTAGAGGTAGCACCTTTAGCAGCTTGAGTTTTCATTTCATTTAAAGCTATTCTTCTTGCAGCCTCTGAGCCTACACGTATTGAACCCCCCACAGCAGCCTTACCTAGAAAACCTCCAAGCAAGTTTACTGGATCTAGTAATGCAGTTCTAGTAAAGTCCATGATACCTTCAGTTTTTTCACCTACAGTAGTTTCTTTACTAAATAGTCCAGCCATATTTTCATATAGCTTATAAGCAGCAGCGGCCCTTGCACTTTTATCTTTGTCTTTTTTAATATCATTAATGTAGTCCATCTCATCTAGACCACGAACAGTATTACCCGCAGAAACACCCCTGCGATTATTTAAAAACATATCTACGACAGACTCCCTATCTTCGTCTTCTACTTTTTGAGGTCCATATCTATCTAGCATATAGCTCTCAACAATAGAATATAGGGCATCGTTTTCTGCTATGTCGTCTTGAGAATAACTACCTGCCTCTGGAAGATCAACAGTAGTTTCTACCTTAGGTTCTTCTACAAGAAACTCATCGTAAAAACTTTCGTCAATTTCTTCTTCGGATTTCTCAGGTTCTTCTACAAGAAACTCATCGTAGAAATCACTACCAATTGTATTGACCATTTAATTATTATCTTTCTCTTGTCCGTTGGCGTATGTATTCTTCTGCTGTTATACCCAAGTGACCAAACCTATCATTAAAAACCCTCAAGGCTTCTGGGTTACTTCTGTTTTTTAAAAGTTTTTCGATAGCCCCTTCTGGTACAGAAGTAGGCAATGATCTGGGAACTTGAGGTTGATTAACTTGTGAAGCAGCTAAAACATTTTCAATAGCAGGTATTTTATCCAGACCTTTATACGCAGGTCTTGAAGAGTAAGAATCTATAACATCTTGATTAACAATGCCATAATTGTTTAGTAAATTATATCTAGCAACGCTACCTTCTTCTCCAGGACTCTTTGCACTTTTAATATTAGCTACAATAGATGTCTGCAATGATAAGTTACCAGAACTACCTGCTGCTGCAGCGGCTGCATGAGCTAGATTAATGAGGTCATTCGTAATAAATCTTTCGTAGACAGCATCTTGATCTTTTCCAAGTTGTCCAGTATCTACAAGAGCTGAAGAAGGTATGTTTAGTAAAACTTCTCGGCCTGGTTTTGTAGATATTGATGTAAGTTCTTCAGCTAATTTTGAGTAGTTTTCAAACCAATTATCACCACCAAGATCTGCATTTAAAACAGTTTCAAGATAATCTTTTTTATCTTCTGCAGATCCAGGACCATTAATAATATTAACCGTATCACGCACATCGGCTAAATCAATTGGTTGACCAGCAGCAGATCTACTATCTAAAAAATCTTTTAAGTCTGCTGTTGCTTGAGGGTCTTTAAATACATTATTATACCAAGATAAGTCTTCCTCAGCAAGTCCCGCTTTAGAAACTTCTGTTTCAAAGGCATAGGCTTTATTTGCGGCTGTTACATATGCATCGCTTGTTCTATAACTAGCTTGCTTTTCTAAATTTTTTAAGTGGTATCCAAGAAGACTTGTCTTACGAGCTTCTTCCAGTTCCTTTTCTTTCATACGTCTTTCTTGAACCTTATCAAGGCCACTTATAGCTCCTGCCCAACTCCAACCCATATTTTATCTCCTTGCCATCAAACCTTGAGGAGCTTCTGGGATAGGTTCTTCAGCAGCTTTCATAGGTTCTTGTTGTATTTCTTCTGGTACCTCAGGTATCTTTTTTGGTAGCTCTCCATTTTCTTTACGCAGCTTTCTAAGCATTTCTGTAGCACGTCCACGATCTCTATTATACTCCAATACTTTATCCCGATCAGGATCATCAAAACCCTCATCAAACTCTACACCAGCCTCAAGAGCTAGACCTTTAATATACTCATGCAAGACTGGTGCAATAATAAGGCTTACATCTATACTGTGCAAACCTTCCATAACGGCACTACGTAACACTCCCTCTACTAACGATACAAGGTCTAAGCCCTGCTCAAGAAAGTAAAAAGCATCTTCTAAAGCTTCTGTCTTAGTAATATTTTCAATGTGTAAATCAAGAGCCTCAATAGGATCTACTATTTCTGGAGGTCTTTCAAAGGGTAATCCTTTAGGTTCTGTAGTTAGCGATTGTCCTGGGATAGGTGCTGCAAATATAATACTCATTAAATATCCTCCTGAGCTGCGTAAGTGTTATAAGCTGCCCGCCACTTTTTTAGATAACTTCCCACAGTTATATTTTGATCTGCAGCTCCACGTCTAGTGGCTTGATCAAGCGGATCTCCAGTAAACCAAACTGATACAGCATCTTCTATACTCCCATACTTATCAAAGTTTGCCATTAGCTCTCCTTCAACAACTGCATCTTGGGCTTCAGGGTTAGCTAAAAATTCTTCAGGTGTTAGCTCTTCTCCATAATGTTTTTTAGTCCAACCTGCTACGTTTGATGGCATAACTTGATACCTACCTAAAGCTTTTTCACCTTTGTACATACCCTTAGTAACTTCTTTTCCTATAGCTGAGTAATCACCACTACCTTTACTTTCTACATCAGCAACAGCATTTACAGCAAAAGAAATCATACCGTCATCAAAATCTTCTACTGGAATAAGTCCAGTTGTTTCTTTACCTCTAGGCCTTGGTGGACTTTTTTCTAAGTTACCTTCTTCTTTACGTATCTTAGCTATCATTTCTTCTCTAGCTGTAGAAGCATTATTACTATAGTCTCTGTACTTTTTAAATCTAGATACTAACTCTGGTGCAGGATTTAAACCTGAAGCAGGATCATCTATACTTAAAGAACTAGCTTCAGTAACCATATTTTTTCTTACGCCTAAGCCAGCTTTTTGTATTTTTTCGCTAGATGCAGAAGAAAGAAGTTCTGGATTGTCCATAAGTTTAGACATATCCGCATAAGATTTAGAATACATACCCATTTATTTTTCCTATTATCCCATTATACCTTTAAGGTCACCAAACAAAAACCTAGTAAAAAACTCTGTTTTTGCGGAGTCTTCTGCATAACCAATTTTTTCTTTTAGTGCTTCTAGTGTTTGTTCACCTAAAAGAACTTGCATTGCACGATCCTTAGCAGACTCAGTGGAAGTGTAGTTGTAACTCATCAAGTCTCGTTCACGTTGCCAAACAGCATCAATGTTTTTTGTAGTCATACCATTAATAGCTGCAGCAAAAGCACCTGCACTATCATTAGCAGCAGCAGTGTTTAGTGTAGCAAGGTTTTGTCTCCACTGAGCATTAGCCTGTGCTACGACTAGGCCATTAGTAGCGTTGAAGGTATCTCGTTGTTGTTGCAAGTTAGCATTAAATTCACGAATAGCATTGACAGAGTTTACATTAAACTGATTCACTGCATTAGTCTGTGATGCATTAAACTGTGAAGTCTGACTGGACAATGAGGCAAAGAATTGTTTGGTTTGATTCTCACTTGAAGCATTAAACTGCATTGCAGCATTCTCAGCAGCTTGATCAGTAAACAAAGCTTGGATGTTCTGTTGTGACCTAAACAGTGCAGTCTGTTGTTCCCTATCAAGGTTTGCCATATCCATTGCCAAGAAGTTCTGAGCATTTTGTACTGCAGCTTGTTGACGGTTATTCAGATTAGCCATGTCCATGTTAGCAATAGCAGCAGCTTCTGCCATTACACCAGCTTGACGGTTAGACAGGTTAGCTAGGTTCATGGTGTTAGCAGCACGAGAGTTCTCTAGAGCTACCTGCTGCTCTGCTGTAAAGTTCATATTAGCTATGTCAGCAATACGAGAAGAGTTCTGTACACGAGCTTGGAATGCTTGATCAAACTCTTGTCCCATAAACTGAGCACGTTGTTGTGCGCCTAGCATAGCACGTTGTTGACGGTTTGACAAGTTCTGAGCTTCAAAAGATGCAATTGTTTGTGCATCTGCTTGAGCAATAGGCAAAGCTGATTCCATTGCAGCTTGTACAGCAGCTTGACCAGCAAGACTACTAGCACCTAGACCACGAGCAGCCATAGCACCTAGAGCATTACGCATTGCACCAGCAGCCCATGCAGGTGTATCACCACCTTCAAACTGTTGCATAAGGCCTTCTAATTGGCCCTGTACAGTGGCTTGTTTACTTGGGGTAGCCTGAGCAGCCTGAATTTGTTCAGTAAACTTAGCAGCCTTCTGTGCATCTGCTACACCACTAATAAGTTCTCCATCCTGTATCTCCCTTGTTACAGGGTTGGTCATCATTGTCGCAGTACCTTGGGCGGCATCAATGCTTAAACTAGAAGTACCTTGTTCTGCAGAAATCTTAGCTTCATCTCTAACTTCACCAGTTATTGTAGGGGTAGCTGCAGTTTGATCTGCTACTTGTTTAGAGGTGGTTGTTGCACCGTAAGTTGCTGAAGGTACATAGGTAGGTGTAGTAGCTGTTTCTACCCCAGATACCTGAGCTGCACCTACTGTTGGTGCATAAGTTCCTACTTGACCTGTGCCTGTTGCTATGTCTTGATCAGCTGTTTGTGTAATAGTAGAATAGGTAGACTGCATTGGCTGCATAGTTTGACTAACAGCATCACCAAACATAGGAACTACATCTTTGTAGTAACCAAAGCTATCATCATCACCAGAAGTCGAAGCTCCACCAGTAGTAGTGCCAGAGTTATCACCACCTTCTTGTAGACCACGAACCATACCACCACGAGCCATAGCTTGTTGGTACATACCCATACGTGCAGCAGCACCAGGATTTGCTTTAGCAAAATCATTAAGTCCAGCTGTAGTCTTTGGTCCTTGGTAGCCTAAGAATTTAGTGGCTAGTTGGTATTGTGCGTTAAGGTTTACGTCACCACCTTGGGCATAACCTACCATGCCACCTTGAGCCATTCTAGTATATCCTGGGGGTACATATGTCATAGGTTTTCCATCTTGTTCTGTTACTGGTATTTGTTGTCCCCGTTGATTCCTATACATAACTGTCTGAGTACCTCCAACAGATCCAGTAGAAGATGGTAGTTGTATAGTTTGTTGTACAGGACCAGCAACATACTGACTGCCAAAATCTGTCGTAGCTGGTGCTACTTGTGCAGCCTGAGTTACAGTAGGTGCCGAAGGGTTATAAGGAGCAGGGGTGTATGTAGGACTCTGCTGTTGAAGAGGTGTATAAACTGCCTGACTTGGAGTGTAGGTTGTACCTTGAGGTGTAGTAGTTGCAGGTGCTGCAGGAGCTATAGTTGTCTGAGGTTCAGCTACAGGTTCAGCTACAGGTTCAGCTACAGGTTCAGCTACAGGTTCAGCTACAGGTTCAGCTACAGGTTCAGCTACAGGTTCAGCTACAGGTTCAGCTACTGTTTCTGGTTCTGGTTCTTGAAATGTATCAAAACGTTCTGGGTTACTTGAAATCCAATTTTCTACATCTGACATAGTAGAGCTTGAGTATATAGAACTTTTTGGTACTGATTCAGGGTCAGGAGCAGTGCCAATACTACCATTACGCATAACGTAGTATGTTTCTTTTGGTTGTGTGGCTTCTAAATCATCATCCACAGGACCATCCACAATGGGGTCTGGATCAACCATAATGTTTTGATCTAAATCAGTAGGATCAGTAGGTTGAGGCTCTTCTGGAGTAATAAATGGTTGTAGGTTATCGTATGTTTCTTTATCTTTAAATGTTACTGCTTTCCCTGTATCAGGATCTATCGCATTATATCTACCTGATGATAG